ATTTCTTAGTAAATGAAACAAACCTTAATGGTATTGTATATAACAATTCAGAACAATTAATAAACGGTTTAAATAATAATTAAAATGATTACATTCTCAAATAGAGCTGGAGTTTCGGGGGGTTCGGAACTAATAGCAGATACAGCTGCAAGAACAGGTGAACAAATTTGTGCTTTTTATGTACGTGAAGATACAGTTGTTTCAGTGGCAACTGGTAATGGTAAAAATTATGTTACCATATTTGGAATAAGTGGTAAAACATTAAAAGCTGGTGATTGGTTTTATGTACCTTATTTTGAATATATCACAGCAATTACTTTAACAAGTGGAAGTATAATTGCTTACCAAGAAAAGAATATATGATTGCTTTAAGTAGCACAATATATTATCCAAAAAAAAAATTATGTGAACCTATTTATAATTTACAATGGGCAACAATTCAAGGTACAAGTAATGTGAGTGATTATCCTGCATACGGGCTTTATAACTTTTCTCACACAATGTTTATTATAAAAAAAAGTGAATTAATAAGTGCAAAGCAAATAATAGGATTACAAATACACATGGCTGGTTATTCTGCAGGTTACACTTATAATAATCAAATAATAAAATTAGCACATATTACAGATTCACAATTTGGTACTAATGTTCAAGTATTAAATACAAATGGTGATGTTAGTGGAATAGCAGGAATGAAAGATTTAAAAACAGTTAAAACTTTTAATTGGACTGTAACTTCGGGATTTAATAATTTAATTTTTGATAAAAATTTTTGTTATAATGGAAGTGACAATCTTTTAATTATTTGGATTAATAAAGATGGAAGTTGGCAAAGTGGATATGGTTGGGCTGAATGCCATTCAACAAGCGCACAATTCTTAAGTTGGTATAAACAAAATGATGCAAGTTATCCAACAGGATTAGGTACAAGAAATTCATCAACAAGACCTAACATCAAATTAAATTATTAATGGAAGATTTAAGAATTGAATTAAGTCAATATGGGGAAGTTTTAAATTGTGAAGATTATGAAAAATATTTTCTAATAGTAATTAATAACTGGGAAAAAGACATTGAGTTCTTTAATAATATTGCAGGAAAGTATTTAAGTAATCAAAAAATTTGCACATTAGTTGAAGGGCTTTTAAAATCAGAATATGATTGGAATAGGTAAAAATATTTTTAAATCAAATGTAAAGGCTGTAAGTGGTGCTGCATTAGACCCATCTGCACAGGCTTTTATTACAGCAGCTGGAATAACTGATGCTACTCAACAAAGCGCAGTTAATCAACTTGTATTAGATTTAAAGAGTGCTAACATTTGGACTAAAATGAAAGCTATCTATCCAATTCTTGGAGGGACTGCATCAACTCACAAATGGAATTTAAAAGACCCTAGAGATTTAGATGCTGCGTTTAGATTAAATTTCAGTTTAGGTTGGACACATTCAAGTACAGGAATGATACCAACTAATGCTTTTGCAAATACATTTTACATACCAAGTGTTAATGGTATAATAGATAGTGCGCATATTTCATTTTATTCAAGAACTGATACAAATACAAATCAAGTAGATATAGGAACGCAAATTTCATCAAGTTATCACATTTTACAGTTACGAGTATCAAATGTTTTTTATGCTTTAATAAATCAATCTGGTATATCAAGTACTGCAAACACAAATAGTACTGGTTTTTATATAGGTAATAGACAAGCATCTAATAATATTGACTTATTTAAAAATGGCACAAAAACAGATACAACAACAGCAACAGCATTAATACCAAATAGTTCAATATATATTGGTGCAAATAATGGAGGTTCTCCAAATTACTCATCTAAACAATGTTGTTTCGTTTCTTTAGGAGAAGGATTAACAGATACTGAAGCTGTAAATTTTAGCACAGCTGTTGCAACATATCAAACAACTCTAGGAAGAAACGTTTAAAATAAAATAATTATGGAAGGCAGAATAGTAACAGAGCAACAAGCAAATGAACTACAAGGCGTATTCATTGATGCTGATACATTTTTTAATTTCGTTCAAGACATTGACGGAAAATACTTTATGTTTACAAGTGAACAGGATGAGGCTGAAATAGCAAATACTCAATACGCATATTTATTAGATATTCCATTAAGCCCTTATACACCACCACCAACACCACCAATACCATGAAAGAAGCATTAGACTTAATCAAAAAACATGGCGCAACTGCTGTTTTAGTATTGTGGCTATGGCATACTCATATAAGAGTAGAACATTTAGAAGCTAAGTTGTATAATTGTTTAGAACGTGAAAGACTTGAGCAATTGTATAGTAAACCAAACGAAGCTGTAATCCCTAAGAAAATAGAAGATGAAACTAAAAGTAGTTAGGGAAACAAAAAATGATGTATGTACAATTGGCTCATTATTTATTAATGATGTTTTCTTTTGTTATACCTTAGAAGATAAAGACAGAGGATTAAAACAAAGTGATTCTCTTTTATTTATTCAGGCAAAAAAGATTTTCGGGCTTACTGCAATACCTTTAGGATTCTATAAGCTAACAGTTAATCAATCGCCAAAGTTCAAAAGGATGTTGCCTCGTATTCTTGAAATAAAAGGATTTGACGGTGTTTTATTGCACAGAGGGAACTCCGCCAATGACTCACTCGGCTGCATTTTATTGGGCTATAAAAAAGGGCACAATTCAATATTTGAAAGCACAAAAGCTGAAACTGATTTAGTAAATAGATTATTATTACATAATAACGAAGTCCATACAATAGAAATAGTATAAAACAAAAAAGCACCCCGAAGGATGCTTTTAAGAGTTAGAAATTTATATGAAAAACACAAAGAACGAAGAGCAAATTTAAACAATTTAAAACAATATACAAATGTTATTACAATTAGTAAATGATACACTAACAACAGTGGTTAGTGAAGTAGTTAATACAGCGGTGGCTGTACATGAGGTTACAGGTGGCGGAGCTTTCATTAATGGAGTTGATAATTCAGTAGTCGGATCAATAGTTACTTTATTAGTAGCTGCTATCATTCGCCATTGGGAAAAGAAAAAGATAAAAAAGAGAGCTAATAAGGATTAAAATTTTCTTATTGATTATCAATTAGTTAGCAATTATTATAAAAAATAGTTGCTTTTTTTGTTGTTTATATTATAATTTGCTTTATATTTGCTTTATAATTAAAAACACAAAGTTATGAAAGTCACAATCGAAAGAAAAGAAAAAGTACAAATGGAAGTACAACTACCATTATTTACTAAACAACACTATCATTATTACATGGTAGAAGAAACAAGAACTACCGTTTTATTTTTAGGTGAGTTTGAACATTCAATTCAAGTTACTCAACACATGATGCAATACCCATGCAGCTATGAACAGATAACAGAAAAAGAATATAACGAAGTATATAACACAATTAAAAAACAAATTTATGAATAACTCTAATCAAATAGAACTAAACAATAATCTTGAATACTGGTATGGTTATATAGATGCTAACTTAGTTAACTACAATAGAATTAATATAAGTAATGTAAGTTTAGATAATACAACAATGGAAATCTTTATTACAGATGCTGAAACTCACTTTTGTTTTGACTTCTATAAAAGAGGTCAGGTAGTTGGAAAGCATAAAATTTTTATCGGAAATAACCAGCTTGAATTTGATTGGAATTTACAGTTCAGTCAGGAACTAATTAAAATGTTTAAAAGCATAGATATTAAAAATCAAGTTATATTATAACATTATGGACTGGAAAATTAGTTTAGATAGATACCTTACCACTCCCTCTGATGATGGGTTTGATGGTTGGTGCGAAGATGTATTAGGTAACAAGATTACTGATACATTCTACAATGAAAATGAAAAATGGATTGAGGAATACGATGGGCAATGCAATAAGTGGCTCAATGAATTATTTAATCGTGGTAAGGATACAACCGAAGCGGCTCAAATGATTGAACGGGCGTTTAAAATTTATTGCCTATAACGTTTTCGGGCTTGGCGAAGAAGCCGAAACGAAAAGTTAAATAGAAGTACAAATCTTAAAAATTAGAACAATATGTCAAACGAAGAACAAAACGGCTTTTTTGCCAAACCCGTGTTAGGCGATGTTTCGGGTTTATTCCCGCAAATGTCATTTTTGGAAACGGTACAAAATGAATTTATCAAGAAAGCATCTAAAGATTTTGATAATCATTTAAAAAACTATGTTACCAAAAACTTAAAAGAACTTGGATTTGAGTTTCAAAGCGAAGATGATTTTATTCAATTTGTTTCAAAAAGAGTTACAAGAATAGGTTTCGAAGACAAGCCAAACGAATATGAATTATATGTCGATTACGAAACCGATAATCAAAAACTGATTGGTATTTACAATGATAAAGTTTCTTTCTCTTATGAAGGAAATAAGGTTACAGCGACTTTCGGTAGAAATATCGCCTAACGATATGGGTATAAACGCAGGCACACATCGAGGAAGTTGCTCTCATCGGTGGCACTCAGCGACCTTAGTGGTGGCGAGAGCAGGAGTGCTTTAATGTGCTTGCGTGTTATACCTTGTTATAAAATCGTTTTAATGTTTTATAACTTACATCTTTGCGCTACTTTATAGCGACTTATTTAAAAATTAAATTAAAAATAAATATGAAAATACCCGAAACAATTAAAACAAAAATGAGTGATTACTATACATTTGGTGACCACACAAAAATTAAAAGATTAGGAATACAAAAGAAAAAGCCATTCAGCTTAGTAACCATTGGAAAGGCTTTTAAAGAAGGCGAATGTAAAGATGAATTGTTGGATATAATAGACGAATTTTATAACTTAAAAATTAAAAAGTATGGAAAATAAATTTTATATAGAAGGATTAACAAAAAGAAGTTTATACACTTTAAATGATATTCATAAGAAAGAAAGTGAACTTTATGATACTGCTGAAAAATTAGCAGAATTAAAAAGATTAGAACTTTATGACCAAAATTTAACAGAAAAATACTATCTCCTTCAAAATCAGATAGAAACAATTACTGATAATTTTTTAAATTATAATTCAGTTAAAAATTAATTATTAAATTTGCAATATGAAAACACAAGAACAAGCAATCCTCGATGCCTTATTAGGTGGGCAAGTTATTACAGGCTCAAATGCCTATCAAATAACTAAAAAAGAATGTGCATGTGGCACACTTAACCTTCACAAAGTATTAGCTAAAATTAGAAAAAAAGGTTACACTATTAATGAAGAATGGTGCATCAACTCTAAATCTAATACACGATTTAAAGAATTTACAATAACAAATAAAAAACAGAAAAAAAATGGAAACTAAAACATTCGTGGGTAGTGCTAAGATAGTAACTACAAAATATGGAGAAGTAACTAAAGTATCATTCTCAGAAAAAGACATTGAAACACTAAAAGCAAATCTATCAAATGGATGGGTTAATTGTGTTATCAAAGAGAAAAGAAATAAAGTTGAAGGCAAAGCAACTCATTATTTAGAAATAGATAATTGGAAACCAACAGACCAATTTAAAAAAGAGAATGAAACAAAGACTTACTCAAATGAAACAAAGTACACACCTAAAATAGAAGATGATGGGCTACCATTTTAGTCTATTCACTACAAAAAAGTAAAAATAAAAAGAATTAAATCAATCTATTATGAAAACACAGGAACAAAAAACAGAAAAAGTATTATCAATTAACGAACGATTAATTGCTATTCAAACAGAATTAAAAGTCCCAAAAGGTAATTATAATTCATTTGGCAAGTATAAGTATAGAAGTGCTGAAGATATTTTAGAAGCCTTAAAACCACTTTTAAATAAATATCAATTAAGGCTTTCATTAACAGATGATATTTACTTTACTGACCATAAAATATTTATAAAGTCAACAGCATCTGTTTTTTTAAATAATGAATTTATTGCTGTAAATGGATTTGCAGAAATGAGCGAACATAAAGGAATGAGCAGTGAACAATGTACTGGCACAGCTTCAAGTTACGCTCGTAAATATGCTTTAAATGGTTTATTCTTAATTGATGAAACAGAAAGTGATGCAGACCATGACAATAAAAAAGAGGTTGCCCGTAAACCTGTTTTAAATGCAGATACAGAGGCTTTCGGCAAGGCTGTTGAGTATTTAATGAAAGGTGGCTCAATAGATGCTATAAAGTCAAAATATGAGGTAAGTAATGAAGTTGAGGTAAAACTTTTAAAATCAATTTAAAAAGGTTACAATTTGTAACCAGTTCAAAAAAAAATAAATTAAAAATAAATTATGGAAAGCACAATTGAAATATATTCACCTGAATGGTTTATAAATCGTCAGGGCAACTTCACAGGAAGTGAAATATGGAAGTTAATGACTGAAGCACGTTCTAAAAAGGACGTGCTATCTAAAACAGCAGAAACTTATATTCTTGAAAAGGTTTGGGAAAAGTTAAGCGGAGAAGTTAAACAAGGCATTAATAACTTTGCAACTGAATGGGGAAACGATAACGAGCCTATCGCTAAAAAGTTTTACACATCCGTAACTAGCAATGAAGTAAAAGATAGCTTAATGCTTTACTCAAATGAAATAGAAGGCTTAACAGGCAGCCCTGATGGCTTAGTAGGCGAAGATGGGTTAATTGAAATAAAATGCCCTTACAATGGCGCAAATCATTTAAAACATTGCTTTATTACAAACGATGAAACATTTTTAAGTGAACAGCCTGAATACTATTACCAAATGCAATGCTATATGCTTTTAAGCGGTCGAAAGTGGTGTGACTTCGTTTCTTTCGACCCTCGTATTATTTCTGACTTAGGATTGTTTATTTATAGAGTAAATGCTAATGAAGAGGTAATTGAAAAAATGACTGAAAAAGTAAAGTTAGCAAGGGAATTATTTAATAAATATTTTGAATCATTTAATGGAAAGAAATCATGACACCAAAAGAACAAGCAATATTGTTATTAAGTGAAACTAAACAATTATGTGAATCGCTAACTACAGATAAACATAAAGCATTAAATACTAAATGGGCAATGATTAATACTATTTGCGATTTAAGAATTAATGGTTATAAAATAACTAAAATAACAAACGGAGTAAATGATTCTGAATATTGGCAAGAAGTTAAAAAAGAAATCCAAAATCTGTGAAAAAAATTAAAGATAAAAAATGCAAGGAGTGTGGTGGTAACTTCACTCCTTTTAAAACTACTCAAGTTGTTTGTGGCGCTAAATGTGCAGCTAAATTAGCAGAAACTAAGGTATGGAAGGAAAAGAAAAAGCTAATGATTGAGAATACCAGAACTCGCACAGAATGGCTTAGTTTACTTCAAATAGTCTTTAATAAGTATATTCGATTAAGAGATGCTAATAAACCATGTATTTCATGTGAAAGACCATTAACAACTAAATTTGATGCTGGACATTTTCTTAGTGTTGGCAGTTACCCAAACTTAAGGTTTAATGAAGAT